TGGATATTAAATACGGAAGAGTTAAAGAAGGTTTAAAAATAGGAGTTCCCGAAATTGATGAACACATAAGATTTAAAAAAGGTTTTTCAATTTTTATAGGACACGCAAATGTTGGTAAAACTACCGTAGTGGTTTACTGGTTTGTGATGTGGGCAATTAAACACAATTTAAAATTCTTGATTTGGTCAAGTGAAAACACGCCGCAAAGTATTTTAAGAAAAATAATTGAGTTTAAAATGGGTATAACTATCCAACAAGCGACCGATAGTCAAATTAGTTCAGCGGTGGAGTGGTGTGATATGCACTTTAAAATCATAGACGTAGAAGATTTGTACACTTACAAACAGTTATTGAACGAAGCAAAAGCAATAAAAGATGCTTGGAACTATGATGCAATATTAATAGACCCTTATAATAGTTTAAGCAAAGATGCGGAAGTACTCAAATTAAATGGCAATTCACACGACTATGACTACCAAGTTGCATCAGAGCTTCGTTTATTCTCAAAGCACAACGATTTAGCGGTGTATTTAAACGCACACGGCGTTACTTCTGCTCTAAGGCAAGTACATCATAGCGGACACGAATTTGAAGGGCTTACAAAGCCTCTAGCGATGTCAGATATTGAAGGAGGTTCTAAATGGAGTTCTAGGGCTGATGATGTATATTGTATTCATAGATATGTTTCGCATCCTTTTGACTGGATGTATAGTCGAATACACGTTTTAAAAATTAAAGAAAATGAAACCGGCGGGAGACCAACGAGCCACGATGACCCGATTATTTTTAAAATGACAAAAAATAATGTAGGATTTGAATTTTTAGGCAGAGATTTAATCCACAATACCAAACCAATACAGCAGCTATCGTTATGATAATTATATATTTTCTTTTAGTTTTAGCATTAATATTTTTATTTATAGGTCATTATAAACGCGCTGAAATAAGTATAAGCCCTATATTTGGAGTAATGTTTGGTTTTTTATACCTTAAGGAACATTTTGAAAGTACAAGCGAAACGACCTTACAATGCACAATAGGTTTAATTTGTTTGACAATTATATGGGAAAACCAACAGACTGGCTCGTAATAGTAGCCAAAAGACATAGAGAGTGGGTAAAAATTGTAAATAGCTTCGGTGAATATAACTACGCAGAGGATATTGTACAAGAGTGTTACCTAACAATTTATAAGTATGCAGATGAAAAAAAGATTATTAAAAATGGTATCGTTTCTCGGGGATATATGTATTTTACTTTGCGCAGCCTTTATTTTCAGTATTATAACGCTAAAAAGAAAATTAACAAGGTTTCGATTGACGATGAAGAAAACCCAAAGGAAATTGAAGACTATTCGGAAATGGATGAACAAGTAGCATATAATAATATTTGCCAGCTTATTGATGACCACATTGACGGTTGGCGATGGTATGAAAAGAAATTATTTACTATTTACAGGGATTCGGATTTAAGCATTAGAAAAATAGCACACGAAACAAATATTAGTTGGGTATCAATTTACAATACTTTAAAGCTGGCTAAAGAAGAATTAAGAGAAACATTTAAAGAAGATTGGGAAGATTATAAAAACAATGATTACGAATTATTAAAATAAATATTATGCAAGAAATGGAAGAATTTAAAGGAGATAAAAGGAGCCGCGCCTATAAGGAGTGGAAAAAGAACCACGCTAATAAAAGCGAAGGAATTGGTGATACAGTAGCTAAGATTACTAAAGCAACAGGAATTGAGAAAGCTGTTAAATTTATTGCAGGGGAAGACTGCGGCTGTGATAGTAGAAAAAAATTTTTAAATCATATTTTTCCATATCAAAAACCTTTGTGCCTGACAGAAGATGAATTTGATTTTTTACAAATGACTTTTGAAATAGATAAAAGAACGGTACTTCCAAACACACAACAACACCTTTTGAACATTTACAACAGGGTTTTTAAAGACAACAGAGAAATGACGAATTGCAGTTCTTGTTTTCTCAATGGGGTTTATAAAAAATTAGAAAGAGTTTACAAAGAGTATTTGAATTAATATTTATGGGTTTAATAAGAAACAGTAAGTTAGTTAGTCAGACAATAGACTTCACAGGGGTAGAAAATGGAAAAATACACCCTTCTGATATAGATTTTGTTTTTGAATTTGACAAAAAAATATTAATACTTGGAGAAGTTAAAAGAAGATACAACCGCATTCCAAAAGGTCAAGAATATTTACTTACTAGGATTACAGATAAATGGGGAGATGCAGGAATAGTTTTAAAGGTAGAACACGAACACGACAATGAGGACACGGATATTCCTCTTAAAAATTGCTTTGTAACCAGAAGATACGTAAATGGTCAATGGAAAAATTATGAATACGGAAAAGAGCCTTTGATTTTGTTTTTAAATAAAATTGGTATATATTACGACAATAAAAAATGTAACTTCCAATGAGCAAAAAACTGAACAATTTACGAGAAGCAGAATACTATGGCAATTTTAATTTAGTGGGTGAGCATATAGTAAAATCAAGAAAGGCAAAACCAAACAGCGAACCGTTAAACGATATGTATTTTGCTTGGCAGGAAGTGGGTTTCTACGTGCATAATTTAATCGTTGAGGAAAGACTTTACGAGCAATCTTTAAGCCAATACCGTTCAGATAAAATAAGGGCGGTAGAGCGTGCGAGAATAGCAGAAGAAAAAATAAAACAACTAGAAGAAGAAATAGAACGAATATTAATTCAAAGTCAACTATGAGCGACAGTGTGAAAAAATACCAAGAAATGATGGAAGATGGTAAGTGGTCTACGGATAGTACGGGATATTCTTATAACAACTTACCTAAAGACCCAATAGTATTAAAGGTAATAGATAAATTTAAGGCACGTTCAAGGGATGGTATTATAAAATATGGTACAACCCTACACGATAGTCCTGATGGTTTCTATGCTTTTCTTACTCACTTGCAGGAAGAACTTATGGATGCTACTTTATATATAGAGAAACTAAAGCAACAGAAATGAAAGAACAAACATTAGTAAAAATGCAGTACGACCTTAAACTAGTACAACAAGCATTAGTGGTTGCTTTAAATAAAATAGAAGCACTAGAAAAAAAGTTTGAAGAAAAGTTTGAAGAAAATAAAGAAGAAAAATAGCAGTTATTAATAAATTGTTTATATTTACAAAAACAAAGAAATTATGTACGAAGAACTATTTTATCAATCCTATACTATCCAAGAATTAAGGAAGATAGTAAATGACCCTACACAACTTGATGGGTATCGCAGGAGATGCAAACAAGAATTAAACAAACGTAACGAACAACAACAAGAAATAACAAGATTATGATAACACTATTAAACGGAGAGCATTGGGGTAAGGAAGAAATCATTGCACAAATGTATGATGACTCATTCTATTACGGACACTTAGGCAAACACGCTTTAAGCAGTTCAAGTCTTAAAATGATTTTAAAGAGTCCAAAGACGTACAGGAATGTAACTAAGTATGGTGACCCTAATTCAGACAGTCCAGCATTAGCAGCAGGAAAATTAGCGCATTGGATGGTGCTTGAACCGCACAAGATTGATGAACTGCATTTCGTTGATGCTTCAACAAAGAACACAAAGATATATAAGGAAGCTAAAGAACAATATGGCGAGGTGTTTTTAACCAAAGAAAGAAGCGCAGCCGAAAGATTAACAGATGCAGTTCTAAGAAACGAACACGCTTTAAAACTATTGAACAAATCAGAGTTCGAAGTTCCTGCCATTGAAATGCTAGAGGGATTACCATTTAGAGGTAAGGCAGATATTATACAAGGTGATACAATTATAGACTATAAAACAACTGCGGAACTATCTACATTTAGATACAGCGCAGATAAATATGGCTACGATTTACAGGCTTATATGTATTTGCGTTTATTTAATAAAAAGAAGTTTACCTTTCTAGTAATAGACAAAGCAAGTACTGACATAGGAATATTTGAAACTACTGATGAATTTATAGCAAGAGGCGAACAGAAATTTATACAAGCGGTTGACAATTACAAATACTTCTTTGAGCAGGAAAATGATTTAGACCAGTATGTAATGAGAGGAATATTATAAATTTATTTGGTAGTTAAA